GCCAGCTGATCCCGCAAATCCAAAATCGCCCTCAGAGCCCCGTAGAGGCCCCTGGATCGATCCGGGGGCTATCGCCATACCGCGCGACGCCTGAAGGCGCTCCACGGGGGTGCTCACGGCGCTTATTCGCGCCTTCGTCCGCGTGCGCACCAAGTCGGGGCGCCGGGACGGCGGATCTGGCGGCAAAACGGAGCTGATGGGGTTGACCTGGGGGCCTGGGGGCTTGGCCGGGCCGTGGGTGGAACTGTTCCACCCTGTCTGGCCTGGAGCGGCCAATGGCAGAAGCGGAGACACCGGAGCACAGCCGCTCCGCCTGACGCAACACCCGATCCGGAGTTCGCCGATGCCCGCCGCCAAGCAAGCCGCCAAGCCCGAGGCCCCCGCCAAGCCCGAGGCCCCCGCTCAGGATGATGCGACCGACAATGCGGCCGCCATCCCTGAGGCCGAACGGCTCCCGACCAAGGACGAGGTGGCGAAGGCGCTCGTCGCCAAGATCGTCGACTTCAATGCCAAGGGCGAGCCGGTCGAGCGCCGGCTGACCGGCGCCGACGTCCTGGCCGTCGCGCTCAAGGACGGCAAGGTCCATTGCGTGACCGCCGACGGTCGCAAGGGCGAGGTGCCCCTGTGATGCACGACCCGGTGATCCTCTACCCGGCGGCCCAGCCCTTGGGCGCCCGCTTCGTCGAGGCGGTCGGCCCGGTCCCGTCGCTCGGGATCATCGGCGCGGATGCGATCCGCGAGGCTTTCGAGGGCAACCTCATGGACCTGCGGAACCTGCTCGAAGGGGCGGTGCGCCGGGTGCTTGAGCTGAACGGCGACGACGACTGGTGGCCCTACATCCACGGCCTGTTCGAGGACTTCGTGGTCGTCGAGCACAAGGACGGGAAGCTCCAGCGCTACCCCTACTCGGTCGAGGGCGACACCGTCACGCTGGGCTCGCCGGTCGCGGTCAAGAAAGAGTTCGTGCCCGTCGACAGCACGATGCGCGAGGCGGCCCCCGCCGGCCTGTTCCTGGAAGCCTCGGCCAGCGAGGGCGGGCGGTACCTGATCCGCGTCATCCAGGCTGGCCCCAGCCTGAACGGCAACTTCTATCCCGACGCGGTGCTGCGCGAGGCGGTGTCGCTGTTCGACGGTGTGCGGGTGTTCGCCAAGTCCGACGCCGAGCACCTGGCCGGCGGCGGCAAGGACGTGGGCAACTTGATCGGGGCGCTGAAGAACCCGGTCTTCGTCGAGGCCCAGGGCGGCACGCCCGGCGAGATCCGCGCCGACTTCGTGCTGATCGAGCCCGAGGGCGAGACGGCGACCAAGATCCGCGAAGCCTGGAGCCGGGGCCTGACAGACCTTTTCGGCTTTTCGATCGACGCCCGCGCCCAGGCGTCGCGGGTCAGTCGGGGCGGCCGGCAGTTCCGCGAAGCCCGGAAGTTCCTGTCGGTCGCGTCCGTCGACCTGATCGTCGAGCCCGGAGCGGGCGGCGCCATCATCCAACTTCTCGAAGCGAAGGGAACAGTCATGGATCGCGAGGAGATCATCCGCCTGCTGGAGGCGAACGGCCATCTGCGGCCGGGCGAGGCCGAGGGCAAGTCCGACGAGGACCTGGCCACGATGCTGCGCGAGGCGGTGGGCACGGCGCCCACCGACCCGAGTGCGGGCACCGACCCGAGCGCGGGCACCAACCCGAGCGCGGGCACCAACCCGGCTCCGGTGACCCACGAAGATCTGCGGATGATCGAGGCTCGCGCATCCGCCCGGGCGCGCATCGCGGCAAGCTCCCTGCCTCAGGCGGCGCGGGACCGGCTGCAGACCCGTTTCCAGGGTGAAGCGCGCTTCACCGAGGCGGACGTCACCCGCGCGATCGAGGACGAGGCCAACTACCTCGCCCAGTTCTCCGGCACCGGCCGGGTCGAGGGGCTGGGCGACGGTGTCCGCGTCCAGCTGCTGGAAGGCCGGTTCGAGAAGACCGAGGCGATGTTTGACGCCTTCTTCGATCCGACCCACGCGGACCATCGCCACGCCCGCAGCTTCAAGGAGTGCTACATCGCGGTCACCGGCGACCGGAACGTGACCGGCCACCTGCGCGACTGCGATGAGTCGCTGATGCGCGAGGCCCTGTCGGCCGGGACCTTCGCCAACGTGCTCGGCGACAGCATGACCCGCCGGCTGCTGGCCGACTATCGGGTGGCGAGCCCGTACGACGTCTGGCGGCGCATCGCCACGGTGGTCCCGGTGAACGACTTCCGGACCCAGGAACGCACCCGGTTCGGTGGCTATGGCGATCTTCCGGCCGTTGCCGAGCGGGGCACCTACAACGCGCTGACCTCGCCGACCGACGAGAAGGCCACCTACGCGGTGAGCAAGCGCGGCGGTACCGAGAGCGTGTCGCTGGAGATGATCAAGAACGACGACGTCGGCACGATCCGCCAGATCCCGATCAAGCTGAGCCGCGCCGGCAAGCGGACCCTCGCCAAGTTCGTGCTCGACTTCTTCGTGGACAATCCGGTGATCTACGACGGCGTTGCCCTGTTCCATGCCACCCACGGCAACCTGGGCACCGCCGCGCTCGACAAGACGTCGTATGCCGCCGGGCGCCTGGCCATGCTCAAACAGACCGAGCGGGACAGCAACGACCGGCTCGGCATCGGCCCGCGCGATCTCTGGGTCTCGGCCGATGGCGAGGAAGGGGCGGCCGACATCTTCCGCCGCAACACCGAGAACGACCGGACCTTCATCCAGTCGCTGAGCCCGACCATCATCCCGGTCTGGTACTGGACCGATCCCAACGACTGGATGATGTCGGCCGATCCGCTGGACGTCCCGACCATGGAAGTCGGCTTCCTCGACGGCAACGAGGAACCGGAGCTGTTCGTTCAGGACAGCCCCACGGTCGGGTCGATGTTCAACGACGACACCCTCACCTGGAAGATCCGCCACATCTACGGCGGCAACCTCACCGACTTCCGGGGCGTCTACAAGGGCGTCGTGATCTAGCCATTCCTGGCGCGCCACCCGGAGATCGGTGGCGCGCATCGCGGGGCCGGCAAAAGGTCCGGCCCCGCTATTTCCTCAGACAGCGGGTGCGGCATGGCTTTGGCGGATTTCCAGACGCTGGTGGATGGGTTCACACGGGACCAGTCCAGCACGCTGACGGTCGCCGATCGCGACACGGCGATCGACCTCGCCGTCGTGCGCTATTCGACCGATCGCCCGCGCAAGATCCTGGACCAGCTGACAGCCGACGCCGCCGTGATCGCCCTTCCCGCCGCCTGGCAGGAGGGTTTCAGCGAGCTTGTGGAAGTCTGCCGGGAGAGCGGCACCGAGGGGCCGATCGTCGCCGAGGTGATCGACACCATGGGCGGCCCCCGCCTGCGTCTGTTCGAGACTGTCAGCGGCGAGATCCTGGTCCAGTTCACCGCGCGCCACACGGTCGACGTGGCCGCCGACACCGTCCCGCTGCGCGACCGCGAGGCGGTCTGCCGCTGGGCGGCGGCGATCCAGCTGGATCAGCTCAGCTCCGCCCGGGCTGGTGATCAGGACACCACGATCGACGCCGACGCGGTCGACCACAACAGCGTGTCCCGCGAATACGCCGCCCGCGCCAACGCGATGCGACGGGCCTACTACGAGCACTTCGGCATCGACCCCAAGCGCAAGGAACCCGCCGCCGCGATTGCCGATCTGGATCTCCGGGACAGCCGGGGACATGACCGGATCATCCGCCGGGGGGCCTACCGATGAGCGGGGGGGATTTCAGTGTCGCACTGAAGGACCAGGCGCGGTGGCTCAGGGTGTTCCGCCAGGCCCCCGAGATCGCGCTTGAGGAGATGGCCGTGGCCACCCTTGAGGCGTCCATGCTGGTCAACCGCGAGGCCACGGAGAACACGCCCGTGGGCATCGGTGGCGGCGGCGGGCTCAAGGGCGCCTGGTCCCACCGCGAGCCGCGCATCGTCGGCGACGGCGTGCTTGGCCAGGTCGGCAACCCGCTCAACTACGCGGTTCCCGTCGAGCTTGGCTCGCGCCCGCACTTCCCGCCGATCGAACCGCTCAAGGACTGGGTCATCCAGAAGCTCAGCGTCGAGCCCGAGGAAGTCGACGAGGTCGCCCTGGCGATCCAGCGCAAGATCGGTGCGCACGGGACCGAGGGCGTGTTCATGCTCACGGCCGCGATCCAGAGCACCGAGCCGCAGGTGCAGGACATCTACGGGGACGCCCTTGAGCGGATCGCCGAGAGGATCGGCGAGCGATCTGGGGGTGAGGCATGAGCGTCGCCGCCATCCGCTCCGCGATCACCGCCCGGATCAACACCGTCCCGGCCGTCGGTCTGGTGCACGATTACGAGCGGTACACCAAGCGCAACAACGACTTCGCCGCCTTCTATCAGCAGGACCGGAAGCTGCTGGGCTGGTTCGTGCGCCGGCTCTCGACCCGCGAAGTGGTGGTCGACAGCGTCACCACCCGGCTGATCACCCGGTGGCAGATCAACGGCTTCATGGGCCTTGAGGACGATCAGGCCAGCGAGAAGGCGTTCGACGATCTGGTCGAAGCCGTCCGCGCTGCCTTCCGCGACGATGAAACCCTTGGCGGCTGCGTGGAGACCACGCGTGGGCAACCCGGCGAGGAGGCCGGCCTCCAGCTCGACGAGCTGGGACCGGTCATGTTCGCCGGTGTGCTCTGCCACAAGGCCCGCCTCAGCCTCACCACCTGGTCCCTGCTCGATCCCGAGCTGGCCAACCTCGACGACTTCCTCACCGGCGGCATCACCTGGGACTTCCCGGCCCCGGACGGCGAGGTCGAGGCCTCAGACATCATCCACCCGGAGCAAGGCGAATGAGCACCATGCGCGTCAGGCCCGCGGACGGCCTCAAGGTCCGCACCGAAGACGGCCGACGGCACGTCAAGGAAGACGGCGAGGTGGTCGAGCTGACCACCTACTACCGCCGCCGCCTCTATGG